AAGTTCATATTCTCTTCCTATTATAAAAGCCCAAGACCAATTCTTGTAATTATTTTCTTTAAGGCTTTTACATTTAAACATTCTTTTCTTTTTCATAATAAGTAAGTTTTAAAAGTTAAAAATAGGTGTAGTACTGTTGAAATTTAAACTCAAAATTAATATTTGATTTTAGACTACACCTATTTATATTTTGTGCTGCTGTTAAATACCCAGTAAAACCAGCAGCACAAGGATTACAATCGCTAAATAATAAACCTATTTGTATTATGAATACATCATTTGAAGATTTCCTTTAATTTTGTACTTATATTGTGATTCTGGGGTTTTTATTTGTTCTATTCTTCTTTTTGTTTTTAGAGCGAAGTCAATAGCAGTTTCTCTATTCTTGAATTTTAGTATTTTGGGTTTTTTAGTTTTCATTATTTAAGGTATTTAGTTATACGAATATCTTGTATGAGTGTTAATATAATGTTTACTGTTTGATTTCCATCTTTCAAGTTCTTCAAAGGCTTTAGAATATCTAAATTTACCTTTGATATGAAATTGACTATCAGGAACATAAGTACCAAATATATTCATGTTAGGAGTATTTATACTTTTATCTGCTCTTTTACTGTTACATTCTTTGATAAATTCTTCTGGATTTATATCAATATCAGGACAGTTACCTGAAAAGCATACTAATAGTTTTCCATTAAACATGAAAAAGTAATTTTCTGTGAATACTACTATTGTTTTTTCCATTATTAGAATGTTGAGTTTAATGTATTTAAGAACCATAAATGAATTAATATTATAGTTACTATTGTAATGAGTACAAATATTTTGAATAACAATTTCTCCAATTTCAATGAAATCTTCTGAATAGTTATAATTATACAAAGTATAGCAGATGAGTATGAACCTATTAATATGAGTATTTCATAAGTAGTGTACATGATTTGTAGTTGTTAATAATTAAAAATACTCCTACAATTATATGTAGGAGTATTATGATAGTCTCATTTACTTCAGACTATTGTTGAAGGTTTAATTTTATTAGTCTACCAAATATTATCTCTTCTTCGTTATCATTTCTTATTTCTAAAGTAAGAATACGTTTTTGAAACATTGAGATTATACTATTTGATAACTGTTCAGTTTCTATGCTGTAATATTTATGTGATTCATCTAACACACTTACAACATGTAATGGTGTAGTATACTTTTTTGTTAATATAATATCACCTTTTTTAACTTCTGATGCTGTATTAAAAGCATAAAGTTTTAATAAACTAATTTGTTTTTCAGTCAGAGTTTTTTTCTGATTTGAATAAACAACAAATATTGTCTTCATCATGTTTAATATATTTAATTGGTTAGTAATTTATTTCTATTACAAAGCATAGTATAGCTACTATGAGTTGTTTATTAATCTTGTGCTTACTATAAGAGATTGCAATAGGTAATGCTAATAAACCTCTTTCATAATTAGCTGTAATTTGTGTTTTATTGATGAACATATTTTCTGGATTTTATTAATGATTTGATTTTGTTTATCACTATGCTTGATGATATTATGGAATGACTCATTCTATCAGCTTTAAGAAATGTTTCATGTTCTTTTATGAATAACATAAGTTCATCAGCATTTATTAAGGTTTTATGCTTGGTATCAGCAAGTTTGAAATCATTATTTAATGTATAACAAAATATATTAGTTTTTGGTTTATCAGTTAACCAGATATGTGTTGTATTAATATCTAATATAGTATAATTATCCTTCCAATCATCTTTAGTGATAATATCACCAATTTGGAATTTTATATCTTTTGATTCATTAGATGATTCAATAGGGTCAGGATTAAAGAATTCTACAATTAAATAATTCTCTAACATAGCTTTCTTTATATGACAAAAACCAGAAAGGCTATCATAAGAAGTTGATAGAATATTTGTTTGTTTCATTTTAACTGTACTAATTACTCTTTGAACTTGTTTTTGATCTGTATTATAGATTAAATCACCTATTTGAGGTGTTCTATTTAATAGGATTGTGTTTTTGGGTAATGACATAATTAAATGGGTTTTTAAATGTTAGTTATAATAAATAAACTCTTACAAGGTTGCACCTTGAATGTATACGCACATTCCAAACTTTATATAAACTATATCGAAACGAGTAAATAGTAAGGATTGTTAACCCTGCTTCACAGGAGCAATTGAATAAGAGTTTAAATATAGTGGACATAATCTCTTACTTGTCCAAGGTAGATATGGTATTTGAGAATAACCAGACTGATTTACGTTGTTAAATAGAAAGACTACATCAGTCCTCATCTTTCCTGTTGATAATTGAAATACATAATATAATCTGGTATGAGATCATTGGTTCACTCAAGCTGATTAGTAAATAAAATTGTGTTTATAAAAGTAAGCTAAATAAGGCTATATATAATAATCTTGGTTAATGTATTGGTTTGTAAAAAGGGTGATATTGGTGGAATGTTGTCTTCAAAGCACTGACTCTCAGACTATTATAACCCCTTACTTAAACAATAACTTCAAGTATAACCAATAAAATCTGATGATTTAGTCTGAATATTGACTAATTTGGTCAACATTAAACAATAAGCACGTAATCAACTGATTTTAAGTCAACCAACTACTGATGCTCTAAATTAGTGAGGGTTTTGAAAGGAGGAGTAGAATAAAATTATACAAGTACTGTTGATAATAGGAAAAAACAGATTAAAAAAGTAACGTAGTACTATAATAGTACCACATTACTTAGTTGTTAGCTTCTTAATGCTTCTGCTGCTGCTGCTCCATACTCTTCAAGATGAGCAACTAATGTTACATAAGCCTTTCTGATAATTAGTTTTAATTTAATCATAATAATTAGTTTAGTTGGTTAAAATGCGATTTTAAAAGTACTGTTGGATATAGGAAAAACAAATTAAACAATGTCCAGAAGCTTTATGCTCCTGAACATTGTACTGATCTACAACTTACCTTCAGCTGGTGTATATCTTACAATCCTGAATGATGTAAGCTCACCTTTAGCTGCTTCACGCTTAGACTTCTGAAGACCAAGAGTGCTGATAGTATTACCACCATTCTTGATTTCTTCAAACAAGTCTTTAGCAAGGCTAACCTCAACACGATCATCATTATCCCAATGACGCATCCACTCACCATCATTCTGGTCTTTGTAGATGTTGCCTTCTTGGTCTTTAGCCGTGTTAAGGTTAAGAGTTGCAATTCCTAATTCTGCTTTAATCTCTGAAATGTTCATAATAGTATATATTTAAGTTAATAGTTAATACTCATAATAAGTGAGGGTTTTGGAATGCCCATATTAATGTTTTGTTTTGTTAGTCTTGTCTTGAATGTAATCTACTACATCGAGTAGAACTGCTGCAAGCAACAGTACACAAGAGAATGCAAAGAACACAAACAATTTATAGCTATCTAAAGCTACGCTGAAGAAACCAAACAAGACTACTACAATTGAAATGACAGTATAAAAGTTATTCATAACGCTGGAAATTTAAAGATTAATATAAAATTTGCGGGGGGGATTCCCCATTCCTTAAAATTAGTTTGGGTTTTTATATAGGGTAGCCAACATACACCAAATCTTTATGCAAAATATTTTTTATATAATTTTCAACATATACCAAATCTATTTAAAAAAATTATTTTAAGTTGCCATATAACTTGACTTTCTGATACATAAATAGTATATTTGTAGAATATATAAAGAATTAATTATTTTTCCTTTTATTATTTTAACCCTCTAATCTCTGACAGTTAGAGGGTTTCTTCTTTATGGCTTTTTCTTTATTTTTTCTTCCATATTTCATTTTTATTCTTAACTTTGTTTAAAATCAAAATGAAATGATAATAGAGTTTGATACTGTTAGATTGAGTTTAAAGGAAGAATATCAGAAGGATGTTAATAGAGAACTTAAAGGTGATATGAGTATATCATTTGAGAACGAAGAAGACTATCATGCAAGAATTACTATTGATATGAAAAGGGTATCTGATTTTGCTGAAGGTAAGGTCTGGTATAATAACAACAATTTTGATTGTGTTTATCCACTCTTTAATGATGGTTGTGTAACTATACCACTTTTATGTAATTATAATACATTCAAGAAAGCATTTGAGATGATGAGAGATGTTAATGTACAATCAATTAAAATATTTGAATAATGGAAGTAATAGGATTTAAGTTCGATAACTTATCTAAAGATAAGTACTTTGAAAAACATCTTGAGATAATAAATGCTTTTCTACCTTATCAACTTGCTAAGAAGGAAATTGAAGTAATAGCAAGTTTTATGTCTTTAGAAGGAGATATAATTGATGATGAAAATAGGTTTAATAGTTTAGCAAGGAAGAAGGTTAAGAAGAAACATAAGTTGACTTCTGCTAATTTAAGTAACTACTTAAAAGCTTATAAAGAAAAGAAAGTTATATATGAAGAGGATGATATGTTTAAGATATATAATTACTTTTTTCCAAGTGACAAGGCCCAAGGTTACAAATTTAAAATAACTAAAGAAAAACAATAATTATTCTATTTGCTGTATTATGAAATCATTTAAAGAAGAACACCCAAAGGACATAGTAACAAGATGTTTAATATTAGAAAGGTTGAGAACAGTTCCACCTAAATTAATATTACAACTTCCTAATGAATTCCATAAATTCGTAAAAGGAAAGGATAGTGTTTTATTTGGTAGCAAAGGTGAATCACAAAGTAATTTATCATTTGATTGGGAATGTGTTTTGTTTGAAGCAAAGCAAGATGATTTACTTGAAATATTTTCTTTCTTACAAAAGAAACCTAAAGAAGAAAAGAATGAGGAAATTAGAGAATAATGAACTTATCACAGAATATCATGATGATTTAGATGAGGACATAAGTTTTGAAGAAACTAAGACTGCTATAACATCTGCTTTTAATTTTATAAAAGATAACATGGCTTCTGAAGATTTACCTACTATTAGGTGGAAGTATTTTGGAACATTTGTGGTTTATAATGGGAGAGCAAATTCTATCTTGGATAGGACAAAGAGACATTTTGATAAAGGTAGTATTACTGAGAAACTTTATAATCAAAGAACTGGAATGTTAAACGAATTTTTAAATAAGAGAAATGAAAATTAAAGATATATATCATTATTCAGTAGGTAATTATAGATACTGGATTTATCATAGTAAACGTTTTGGGTTTTTAATGCGTTCACATATTAGAAGTCAGATAAATTTTAGAATTGATGTGATGGATATGGAATGTTATGTTAGTGGTGAATGTAAGATTTGTGGTTGTGAAACTACAGCATTGCAAATGGCAAATAAACCTTGTGGTAAACCTTGTTATCCTGAAATGTTATATAAGAATCAATGGAAATCATTAATGCCTACTTTGAAAAGATTATATGAGAATGACATAGAAACATACCTTAAAGTAATTATTTATAGAAAAACTGGATAACAATGAAGAATTGGAAAGATAAAAGAATCAACATAAATAAAGTAAAAGAGAATTCTTCTATTTCTGCTGTATTTCAAGGTACTGCTAATATGTTGAAAATAAAAAATATAACTGTAGGTTGTAAGAAATGTACTGATTATAAATTTGATGAGAAAACAAACAAACTTACAGTTACTTTAAAGTTGGGTAGCATACCTATTCATTTGAAGGAGAGAGATGATATTCCATTTAGAAAAACTATTACAGTCTATTATAATAATAGTACTTTAGACGTTTTAGAAATAATTGGTACAAAAATAAAGAAATGAAGAATAAAAAAGCTGCTATAGTAGTAGGTCATACTGAAAATTCTCAAGGTGCTTGTTCACCTCATGGAATATCTTGCGAATGGGAAACTATGTTTGGAATAGCTACTGAATTAGTTATGAGAGATAAAGGTGAAATGTATCTTTATGATTATGATGATGGTTATACTACTATGGTTAAAAAGAATGCTTCACAAGTTAATTCAGGTAACCACGGATTAATTTTAGAATTTCATTATAACGCAGCAACCCCAGCAGCTGAAGGTTCAGAAGCACTTTACTATCATGATGCACATGAAGACTATTCTGAAGTAAAGATTGCAAAATTCTTTTGTGATGAAATGGAGGAACTTGGTTTTAGTAATAGAGGACCTAAGCCATTGAGTTCAGCAAGAGATAGAGGTTATGCAGCAACGTATTATCCTAAAGGAGATTGTATCATTCTTGAATTTTTCTTTGGTACTAATAATGATGATGTTCAAAGGTTTAAAGATAAGTATTGGGAGATCATTGATATTACTGAAGATATTATAGATAAACATAATAATGGAGATTTTTAAAATAATAAAATAATGGCGTTTTTATTTACAGTAGAGAATAAATTAGTATCACCTAATGTAGAAACATTATTGATTTCACCATTTAAAGATATTTGGGAAAGAGATAAAACGAAGCAGAGGGATGTTGCCATTCAAGAATTTACTTATGTAGAGTTTGTAACTTCACAGAAAAAGAGTAATCCTTTTAGAGGTTATCCTGATGGTGTAAAACAGCAGAAAGTGAAGGAAAGTATTTTTGGAAAAGATAGTGAATGGCAACCAGATAAGTTAATTGTTAAAGCTATAAAAGTGATGGAAGAATTTCAGTATAAAGCATCAGCTACTTATAGTTATTATATATCTGCGAAAAAAGGTGCTGATAAAGTGAAATATTTTTTCATTACATTTGATATGAGTGAAGTAAATCCAAAGACTGGTAATCCAGTTTATAAACCAAAAGATATTACTTCTGCACTTAAAGATACTGATGATGTAATTACTAAGTTAGATAAACTTGGTAAGAAAGTTGAAGAAGAACTTTATGACAAAATAGTAACTAAAGCACAGAAAGAAATTTCACCATTCGCTGACCCAAATGAAAATTAAATGGTATCTAATACAGAAATGAATGAGTTTGTAAAACATAATCCTGAATTTGCAGAAAAGTTTTATAAAGAGATGAAAAAGAAGTATTGTAAAGATGATACACTTTTAAATGATGAAAATAAAAATGAAAAATGAGTAAGAAGTTAACATGCTTTTGTGGAGAAACAAAAATGGAAACTACTATGGAAGGTAATCCTCCTAAGTGTATTTCTTGTCCAGAATGCTTTTCAACTCTTGCTGTAAGTAAAAATCATTGTGAACAGGCAAGACCTCATAATTGGGAGAAAAGAAATGGAGTAAAAACATGTAAAAATTGTTTGACACAAGAGGTAGATGATATTCCAGATATTGAAACAGTAATGATATTTAAGAAAGATAATGTTTGGATTAATAATGAAGGAGAAGAAGTAGGTGATAATTTAATTAAGAAATATAATATTAAAGGTAGGTATTTAAGAAATGGTACTTTTGATGAAAGAGATGATATTAAATCAATGATAGTTAATAAAGAAAGATAATATAAAATTATGAGAGAAGTTATATCTTATGAGTTAAAATATACACACAAATTCAGCTTAACAAGAATGAGACATCTTTGGAGATGGAGAATAGTTGCTACTAATGGTAAAATTATTGATTCATCTACACAAGGATTTGTAAACAAATATAATTGTAATTATAATGCAAAGTGTTCAGCATTATCTATATCCAAAGCATTTAATGGTATAAATAAGCATTAATGAATGAGTAAATTAGGGAGTATAAGGAATCCAGATGGTATTTGGATTAACACCGAAGTTTTTCAAGAAGCAGGTAATCATTTCATGAAATATGGAACTTACTGTTCAGACCCATGGGGTTCACCTGACTGGTTTACATTTTGGACTGAAGAAAGGGATAGATGTATAAATGGGTATCAAACTGGTGGTGTTAGAGTAACTGGACATCATTACTTCTATTTAAATTATACTCAAATTAAAGTAGCTATAGCAAGTGGTGGTAAGTCTGCGAGAAAGATTATTAAGTTTCCTGATTTTTGGGATGGTGATTATAATTATTTTTGGTCACTTGAGATAGCAAAGAATGGTGTCGCTAACGAAGGCTCACTTGTAACATCTGCTTCAGAAAAAGATGTGATAAATGCTCTTGCTGAACAAGATCAGAAGGGTGCAATGATCAAAGCTATAGAAAATCTTCAGTTGCAAATCAAACCTGATGAAAGAGATATTTATGGTGCTAAACACATGATTGTAGGTAAATCAAGAAGAAAAGGTTATTCTTATAAGAATGGTGGTATATGTGCAAATATTTATAATACTACTCCTAATGCACTTACTATTATAGGTGCTTTTGAAAAGAAATTTTTATATCCAAAAGGTACAATGGGTATGACTTCAGATTACATTAACTTCTTAAATAAAAATACAGCTTGGGTTATGCCACGAGATGTGGTAGATAAACAAGATCACAGAAAGGCATCTTATGTAACAACAAAAAATGGTGTAAAAATAGAAAAAGGTTATATGTCAGAAGTAATGGCATTGACTTTTAAAGATAATCCTGATGCTGCAAGGGGTAAAGATGCTGACTTAATATTACTTGAAGAAGCAGGTGCTTTTCCTAATTTGAAAAGTGCATACTCAGCTACTCAACCAGGTCTTACTGCTGGTGATTATATCACAGGTCAGATGGTAATATTTGGAACAGGTGGTGATATGGAAGGTGGTACTGCTGACTTTGCTGATATGTTTGAAAGACCAGGTGCATTTGGACTTATGAGGTTTGAGGATATATGGAGTGAAGATAGTGAGAATACAGGTAGTGTAGGTTTCTTCCATCCAGTAAATTGGAATATGGAAGGTTATTATGATAAGAAAGGTAACTCTGATGAAGAAGGTGCTAAACAAGCTGAACTTGCAACAAGACAAAATATTCTTGACAATAATGGTAGTATATCTGAAATTCAAAGAAGGGTTCAGGAATATCCATTAAACCCAGCTGAAGCATTTCTTAGTATTTCAACTAACAACTTTCCAGTTATAGATTTAAGAAAACAATTAGAAAGGATAAAATCTGACTCTCTTTATCTGGCTAAAGCAACTCCTGTTAAGCTTGAAGAAACTAAGAATGGTGTAACTGCTGTACCTATACTTGATGGAACAGCAAATCCTATATATAGAAAAAAACCTGATAATCTATCACTTGAAGGTTGTCCTGTAGTATATGAATACCCAGCAGAAGATGCTCCGAGAGATGCTTACAAAATAGGTTATGACCCTTACAGACAAGAAAAAGGTACATCACTTGCTTGTGTTATGGTATTTAAACCTGTAATAAGAGGACAGCATAAGAAGAACATAATTGTAGCTGAGTTTGTTGGAAGACCTGATAGTTCAGATGATGTAAATCATATAGCTTATTTATTCTCAAGATTATATAATACACAAGTAATGTATGAAAATGAAGTTACTCATGTAAAAGATTACTTTAGAAGAAGAAAGATAATAAAATACTTAGCTGCTCAACCTGATGATGTAATATCTAAAAATGTAAAGAATTCTAAGGTTGCAAGAGTTTATGGTTGTCACATGAATGATCAGCTTAAAGATGCAGGTGAGAAGTATATTAAAGAATGGCTTACTGAAATAGTAGATTATGACGAGAATGGTTCAGCAATTAAAAATCTTGATAGGATATACTCTATTGGATTAATAGAAGAGTTAATAGGTTATAATAGAAAAAGTAACTTTGATAGGGTAATGGCACTTATGCAAGTAATGTTTCAAACTCAACAAGAGATACTTGGTAAAGAACATATTCCTGGTGAATCAAAATCTAATGAGAAAGCAAAACAACTCATAGAAATGATGAATGAAATGTATCCTAAAGGAAGTCAAAATAATTTCGTAAATTCAGGACCAGCAAAGAATAGTGATGGACTTGTCACAAAATTATAATACTTTTGTAAAAATTAACAACAACGACAATGGCATTAAACAAATTATATAGGTCTCAGAGATTAAGTAGAAGTCAGAAGAATGCTAATGATAAGGAATACTATAAAGAGCAAATAAAACAGATAGATAATAATTCATCTTCTGTTGAGTATAATGGTGTTAGTGAATATAAACGTAAGAAAGTAAATTATGATTTATATAATAACATATTAAATCATAGTGACTTTGAATATGTTTGTCAACCATTTGGTGCTGAAGCTGGTGAGTTACCTGCTAAGATGGTAAATAGAGATATTGTATCTTCAAGAATTAAAGCCATTGAAGGTATGGAAATGAAAAGAGCATTTCCTTGGAAACCTATTGCTGTTAATAGACAAGCTACTACAAGAAAAGAAGAAGAAGAGTTTGGAAGAATTAAAGAATTTGTTATTGCTGAGATAATGAAACCTATTCAGTCAAAGATACAGGAAAAATATGCTGAAGAAGCTGAGGGAAGAAAAATTAATAAACAAGAAAAAGCTCAAATACAAGAAAAGATAAAACAAGAACTTGATGCAAAAACTCCTGATAAGGTTAGGAGATATATGGAAAGAAAACACCAAGACCCTTCTGAAGTATTATCTGAACAAATATTAAATTATATAAATCAAGAACAAAGAGTTAAAGAAAAATTTAGTTCAGGATGGAAACATGCTAACTTATCTGCACACGAAGTTTATTACGTTGGTTTAGTAAATAATAAACCTGTAATGAAAGTTACTAATTGTATTAGATTTGAATATGATAGGTCACCTGATATTCAATTTATAGAAGATTCAAGATGGCAATCTTGTGAATATAGAATGACTCCTGAAGAAATAGTACATCAATTTGGTGATGAACTTACTGATAAACAGATAGATGATTTATATGAAAAATATGAATACTATGCCGAAAGAGGTCATATAGATGCTGTATTTGATTTCTCAAAATCAGATACAGAGACTGCTGAAAATGATAATAACTTTATTCGTGTTAAACATGCTGTATGGAGAGGTCTTAGGAAGATAGGTTTTCTAAGTTATTTAGACAAGAATGATGAGGTTCAAGAAAAATATGTTGATGAAAGTTATAAAATAAATAAAGAAGCTAACGATATAGAAATTGAATGGGAATGGCTTGAAGAAGCACAAGAAGGTTATATGATAGGTACTGATATATTTGTAGGATTACAACCAGTTCCAGGTCAATTTAAAGATATGAATACATTGAAAGTATGTAAACTTTCTTATTATGGAGTTTCTTATGATGATATGAATTCACAACCAACTTGTCCTATGGATAGGATGAAACAATATCAGTATTATTATAATATTGTATGGTTTAGATTAGAAATGTTATTAGCTTCTGATAAAGGTAAAAAGGTTTTAATGAATTTAGATGCTATACCTTCAGAAGCAGGTATAGATATTAAAAAATGGCAATATTTCTTTGAAAGTACACCTTTCATGTGGTACAGTAATGATGAAGAAGGAAGCAAATATCAAGATGCAAATAGTATTGCTAAACAAATAGATATGTCATTAGTTTCAGATATTTCTAAATATATGGAGATAGCTGAATACTTAGAAAAGAAATGTGGTAAGTCTGTAGGTATTCCAGATGAAGTCATTGGTGATATTAGTCCTTCAGCTGAGGTTGGTAATACAAGACAACAAATTGCTTCTGTATCTAATATATTAGAACCAATGTTTAATTTACATACACAAGTTAAAAGAAATGTTCTTCAAGCATTATTAGAAGCTGCTAAAGTTGGTTATACAGAAGAAGACCCAGGTATATTATCTTACATACTTGATGATTTATCTCACAAGCAATTTACTGTAGATCAAAATATGTTAGATGCTTCAACAGTAGGTATATTTATTACAGATGCTACTAAGGTAGAAGAGTCTAAAGAACTTATCAAACAACTTGCTCATGCAGCTATGCAAAATGATAAAGCTAAATTATCTGATGTTATCAGTATAATTAGAGAAGACAGCATACAAGAAGTGGAAGAAATGCTTAGAGTAGCTGAAAGTAAATCAGAATCTCGTGAACAAGAACAGAAGGAAGCTGAGAGAAAGAATCAAAAAGAATTACAGCAAATGCAACAAGAAGAAAATGCTCTTGAACATAAAAGAAAGAAAGATATTATCAGTCACGAAGAAGCATTGCAATATAAAAGAGAAATGGCAAAACAAACTATTTTGTCTATGGGATTCAATGAAAATAAAGATGTAGATAATGATGGAGTTCCCGATGTTTTAGAAGTTGCAAGAGATGGAGTTGATGCTGATATAAGAAATAAAGAGTTGCAACAAAGAAAAGATGAGTTCCAACATAAGAAGCAAGTAGATAAAAAAGAACTTAAAATTAAAGAAAAACAAGCAAGTAAACCTAAGAAGTAAATAAAAGCTATTTCATATAGATTATAAATAGTTAAGTTTTAAAGTTGAATTATATTAATATTTAATCTTAAATTTGAAGACAATGATTAAAGAGACAACCATTAGTAACAATGATAATTTATTTTCTGGATGGGAAAAACCAGATGATATTGATTTCATGGAAAACAATGATGAAAAATCAGAAGAAAAAGAAGANGTTGAGGAAGTAGAAGAAGAGAAAAAAGATGATGAGACTACTGACTTAGAAAAAGACGATGATTCTTCTGATGATAAAAAAGACAAATCTGACAAGAAAAAGAAAGATAAGTCTGAAGAAAAGGATGAAGATGATATTGATTTCTTTTCTGAAGATAATGAAGATTCAGATGATGAACAGGAAGAGGATAAAGAAGATAAATCATCAGAAGATGAACCAAAGAAATCTTCTAAAATAGAAACTCTAAATCTTTTAAAAGAGAAAGGTCTTATAGATTTTGAACTTGAAGAAGGAGAAGATTTAAATGATGATAATGCAGATAATATTCTTGAAGATAGTTTTGAAAGCTCTCTTGATTCGAGAATGAAAGAAACACTTGATGGTCTTCCACCACTTACAAAAAGTATGGTTGAATTTGCAATCAAAGGTGGTAATGAAGGAGATTTTTTGTCTGAAATTAATAAATCAAATTCAAACAATGTTCAGATTACTGACGAAATGGATTTGAAAGATGAAAAAAATCAGAAGGCTGTTATAGAAGCAGATTTAAAAAGTCAGGGATATGATAAAGACTATGTAGATACCCATTTAGATTTCTTGAAAGATAGTGGTAAAATGGAAAGTATGTCTGAAAAAGTTCATAGTAAGATTATCAAATCTCAGAATGAAACAAGAGAAGGAAAAGTTAAAGAAGCTGCTGAAAGAAAAGAATCTCTGAAGAAAAATCAAAGAGCTTTTAAATCAAAGATTTCTGAAAGACTAAAAGATTCTGATGAATTAAAGGGTCTTAAAATTACTGATAAACATAAAAATTCACTTCCCTCATATATGAGTGACCCAACTGTGAAAACTAAAGACGGGGAAGTTAGTAAGTTTCAACATGATTTGTTTAAAGCTTTGCAAGACGAAGATAAATCAATGTTACTTGCTAGAATAGTTCATGATGATTTTGATTTGTCTGATATAGCTAATGGTGCTGTAACCAAACAAACAAAAAATATAAAAAAGGATGTTAGAAGGACTAAAACAAAAAACCCAAAGACATCTGGGAGTTCACAGAAGAAAGCCAAACCATTGGCAAGTTATTTTAATTAAAAACAAATTTTAAATTATGGCAACACTTGGTAATAAGTTAGTTACTAAAGAGATGGAGTGGAATGCTAACATGACAGAGCAAAATCACTTAGGTAAAGCATTACTTGCCAGACCTACTCAATTAGTGGAGAAGATGGATGAACTCTTCTCTTCTAAGAATTATTATTCTGATAATCCTGTTTCCTCAATGCTTACTGGGGATAAAAAAACAGAAAAGACTATTGGAACTACAGAGTGGGAATGGGAATTGAAAGGTGCTACCAGCAGACCTTTAGTAATAGTAGAAAATATAGAACCAACGAGTAATAATACTCCTGGTAAATATAAAAAACCATTCAGAATTAAACTGGATGAAGATTGGTATGAACCTGGTGATGTAATTCATCCTGGTACTTCCAATAAGAAATTCCAATGTAGAGTAATGTCTGAACGACAACCCCATGGTAATGGGTTTGCTTATACAGTAAGAATTAACTCTGACGACCCACAGGCATTTATACCAACTCAATACTTGAGATCAGGTCAACAATGGGGTAAACTTTACTCTCAATACGAAGAAGCAGCTGAGCAATCAGGTTCTACTCAATTTAGTATGCCTATTGCATTAAGAAACAGAATGAGTAAGTATCGTAAGAAGTACAAAGTTACTGATTACGCATCTACTGAAGTTCTTGCAGTTGGTATTCCTGACAGTAAAGGGAAAGTCCATAAGTCTTGGATTCGATATGCAGATGTTGAATACTGGATGCAATGGTACAGAGAAATCGAAAGAGGTTACTGGTACTCACGTAGTGCAGATACTGTACTTGGAGCAAATGGCAGACCTGTAAGAATGGGGCCTGGTATTCAAGAACAACTTGAAGATTCTCATATTCACCGTTATACTCACTTAACTGCAAAGTTGATTGAAGAGTATCTAATGGACATCTTTTATTCTCGTGTTAAACCTGGAAAAGGTAGGCAAATTAAAGGGTTTACTGGTGAGTATGGAATGATGATGTTCCACAGAGCAATTGATGAATGGCATAAAAAATCAGGTTTCATTAAGAACGTTGAGGTCTATACTGATAAAGTACAGTCTGATGTTCATACTAATGCACTTGAAGCTGGTTACCAATTTGTTAAATACAATATGGCAAATGGTTCTTCTTTAGAACTTATTCATAATCCATTGTATGATGATAGAGAGGTAAACTTTGAAATTGACCCTGTAACTGGTTTTCCAGTAGAATCTCAAAGGATTACTTTCCTTGATTTTTCAGGAGAGTCAAATAAGTCCAACATGCAAGTAATGAATAAGAAGGATGGTTTTGCATTCACTTATGTAGAAGGTATGTATGGTCCTTATGGTCCTAAAAATGGAGGTAGTTCTGCACACTCTGGTTCTTACTATGAAATGCACGTAGAGAAATCTTGTGGTGTTCATATTAATGATGTAACTCGATGTGGAGAATTAATTCTTAGTAGAAACTAGGAATATAAAAAAAAGATTGAAATAAATCTTGTATATTTGTAAAGAAGGGGAGGATATACCTCCCCCACTTTACAATCAAAACTCATTTAATTATGAAAGTAGAAGTAAGACCATTACCTAATGAAAAGTGGCATGGCAAAAAAGGTCAGGAAAGTTTTACTAGACCTAAAAAATATACTCCTCTTGTAGATGCGGATAATATGACCTATGCTACAGGTTTAACATCAGAGGAAGAAGAAAAATATGGTAAAGAATTAAATCAAGATTTGACTGCCAATTATAATCCAGAACATCCACACTCATTTTGGGATGGACCTATGGCTGTAATAAAACTTGATAATAGCACAATGTTCTTTGAAACAAATAAAACTTTAGCTTTTATCAAAGTAAAAAACATGAAGGCAAGTAAATATATTGCCAATTCCATAAGAGAATGGAATGAAGGTGATTGGCCAGAAGCTACTCATGTTATCTTTGATGAAGATGAAGATGTAGAAGAAAAAGCAAGTAAAGTTTCTGCTAAATATAAAGCTATTGTAGAAGAAGGAAAACTTTCTCAGTCAAGAAAATTACAAATTGTACTAATTCTTTCAGGTAAAGACCTTAAAGGACAAAGTTCAGATTTTATTAAGGTTGCTATGAATGATCTAATAGAAAATGACCCTCTTGAAGTACTAAGGTATATACAGCAAGATAAGAAGCAAATATCTAATCAGGCACTTGTAATTGAAGCATTGCAGAAAAATATTCTTAGAAAAGTTGGACACAAAATTATGTATCATGATTCTGTACTTGGTGGAGATGAACTTGATGTAGCTTTGTATCTTATGGAAGATGAAAATAATGAGTTTAAGATTCGTTTAATGAAAGCAGTAAGTGAATAATGGATGTAAAAACAATGCAATATCAAATAAAGAGAAAGATAAATAAAGTTGATAGTCAACAATTTAGGAATCTTCTCATACCTGAAATAGACAGCGTTTTAAATGAAGCGATGGATATTTTCATAAAGATAGTTGCATTTCCAAGAATAAGAACTCAATTAGGATTTGAAAAAACACAGAGAACTATAGATGATATAAGATCGTTAGTAGAAAGTGAACACAACCCTACTAATCAATTTGATATAGAAAACAGTATTAGTGTGTTGCCAGATGATTATAAATTTTACATTTCTTCACACGTAATTATAACCAAGGGTGACTGTGAAGCAAAAGTAGATACAAGTATTGTTCAACATGATGATAATTCAGAATCTAATTCTCATTATAAATCATCATTTGAATGGAGAAAAGTGAATGCAGAATTTAATTCTGAAGGAATTAGATTTTATAACGATGGGAGTTTTGAAACAGAAAAGTTTTGTCTAAGTTATATTCGTAAACCTAAGTATATCCATAACGCTGAAGATTTTACTTCAACAGGATATAAATTACCATCGGGGGAAATTGTGAGTGGGAAACAGGATTGTGAACTTCCAGAACACACACATGGAGAAATTATTGATATAGCTGCTATGATTCTATCAGGGGAAATGAATAACCCAGGTGTTGAATTTGCAATGGCAAAACTGAAATTAAATCAATTAAATTGATATTATGAGTAGAGATAATGTAAAAAAAGTATTAGTAACATCAGGAAATCAAGCTCCTATAACAGTTGACTCTTTGCCAGATGATTTAGCACTTGGTCAAGCTGGTGTATTTGATACTTCAACAAATAAAGCCATTGATGGCACTACAGCAGTAAAAGATTTTTACGTAGCTGTAGGTGTTGATAATGGTGGTACTGGTTCAGTAAATGATGTAGAATTTTCTGCTGGACAATTAATTCAGACAAATAACCTTCGTGGTTATACATTTAGACCTCATACTGCTTCAAGACCTCATATTGTAAAATTAGCAGGATTTATTGCAGATGATGAAGTATATGATTATGCTATTAAGTTAGAGTTTAGAAATCAAAAGATTGCAAGACTACAAGGTGTAAATCAATTCACTCAAACTTATGTTATAAAAAACAAAAAGTATGATAGTGTTACACTTGCTCAAGAAATTGTTGATACTGTAAATGCCAATGAAATGGGATTTATAGAAGCATATCTTACTGTTAGACAAGCATTAACAGTTGCTGATGGTTATAGTAAAGAGTATGCTGTTGGTGATACTATTACTGATGAAGATGATATTACTAAACTGAAAGCAACAGTTGATGTATATGTTGATATAGATTTTGTTACAAAACCTATTGACCCAAACAAAGCTCTGAATGTTAATATTCGATTTTATAACTTTAGACAAACACTTGTGATACCTTCTATTATTGAAGGATTTGGTTTCGATACCACTTTTAATACTACGCAGGTAATTTCACAAGAAGAAGGTGATGGTAATCAGTTAAGACAATTTGAGTATCATGAAAACAAAGCATCTCCTTACATTGCATCAGATGTTAATCCTATTCCTCGTCAATTAGATTATAACGCTGTAGCAGGTACTAAGTATGACCAGTTGATATTAGAATATGATCAATTTTCTGTAGCAGGATGGCTTGAACATCTGAATAACTTACAGACAACCATTGGTTTTCCTGTAGGAGAAGGTCTTGCCAGAAATGGATTGATTACAATTCTTGATGCACAATTTACCTCACGAGGTTTTCATGGACTTGCTGATGATTCTGCTGCTGCAATCACAGATAAAACAGTTGTAGAAAAAACCAAAACTAAAAGTGAGAGTGAAGATGGACTTCAATAATCAATAAATATTTCTGATGAGTTTTACAATAAAAAGATTTAAAGATAATTATATACTGTCTAATACAGATAATAATGTATTAGAACTTCAAATTAATAAACAAATTGAAAATTGTACAAATTATGAACAGGTAAAAGATATTATAAATATCCAACCTAATAAATCTCATACTGTAAAACTTTATCAAGATGGTAAATATAAATTGATAGTAACTGAAGGGATTAGTGAAGAAGAAATAATAATTCTTCACTACTCTTCTTTACTATATTCAATAATATCAGATATACAATATATTCTTTGTGAATGTGCTGTAGATTTAAATTGTAGTGATTGTGGTAATACTTCTGAAATAAATAAACAATTATCTGTGATACTTAAAATATTAAGTTATCAAAAATTAACTCATCCAAGACATGCTGCTTTCCTTGAAACATTATTTGAACCACTCAAGTGTTCTATAGATGAACTAACTTCAAACATCATCTTAGAAGAAAAGATGAATGGAAATGCTGATTATATTCAATTACTTGAAAAAATACTATCTTATTACTATCTTTCATTTTATTTCTCCGAAGTAAAAACAAGTAGTGAAGAAGAATTAGATTATATAAATACAAAGTTTCAATATCAAAATTTATTTAATTGTATAAATAGTGATTTGATAACTGATGCAGAAAATAGAATAGATAATATGGGAACATTTACAGTAATATCAGGTGCTTATGTTAACTTACCACCCACAACTGGTGATAATACTATTGAAGTACCTAACAGGTTTACTAAAACTCTTGATTTAAGTATGTTTACTTCTCAAACAACACCTCCTTATAATGACCCAGAAGGTGATGTTGTAGATGCTTTAAGAGTAAATAGTATTGATGGTAATAATCAAGGTGTTTTTTATTATGATAATACACCTATTATACAAAACTTAATTATTCCTGCACAACATATAGTAGATGGAAGATTTACTCACGAAGGTCCTGATGCTGATACTATACTAAATGATGAAATAGATTTCTCTCTAAGAGATATAGGTTCAATGCAATGGTCTTCTTAAAATTGAGATATGGGAATTTTCAAATTAATAAACACTACTTCAGGAAATAGACTTCCTACAGTAAATAATTATACATTATTTCTCAATAATAGAGAAGATAATATTCTTACTGTTGATATGTTTACATCAGGATTTGATGATTTAGATAATGACTTACCTCAACGAATAAAATTAGAAAGTCTTCCAAGTAATGTTGGAAGATTTTTTTATAATAGTCAAGAAATAATACTTGGTCAAGAAATAACACTTGCAGATATTCAATCTAATTTACTAACATTTGTAGCACCAAATCAAGATAATCAGTTTAGTGATAATATCCAGTTCAAGGTATATGATGGTAAAGATTATTCTAATACAGCAATGTTTACTGTAATAGTAAGTAAATTATATGAGGAAAATAATAACCCACCTTTAGTAGGTAATAATTCATTTGACATTAATTATCGTGAAAAGAAATATTTTACATTAAATAATTTTACTACTGAAACTATTCCTTCCTATTATGATGCTGAAGGAGATGCTGCTATGAATATTAAAATATCTTTACTTCCTGGTAAAGGTAAATTATATTTTAATGAACAAGAAGTAATAAAAGATCAGATAATAAGTACAATTAATATTACAAATTTATATTATATAAGTGATTTAAATACATCAGTATCATATACAAGTACATTTGGTTTTAAAATAGAAGATACTGGTTCTGGAAAATATTCTAATCAAGGTATTATAAGCATAAAAGTAGCTGAACTTGTTGCTACACCTCCTACAGTAGAAGATAATATAGGGTTACTTATTTATTCTGAATATATATTTGATTCAACTGATCTTACTAATAATTACTTAGATACTCAGGGTGATAGTTATAGTGAGTTTACAATTAAAACACTTGTTGAAGTAGGTGTTCTACAATACAATAATTCAGAAATTAATGCAGATCAAATCATTTCTGCAAATTCAATAACAAATTTTAAATTCATATTATCTGATAATTATGCTGTGCATGATGATATACTTTATAAATTTGAAGAAAGCATAGATTCTATAATTAATGATTATGAAGAAGACAATTATAAATTATATGATAATTCTGATGGTGAGTTATTATTTAGAAGTATGATTGACTATAATGATATTCAGATTGTAACATCAGAAGTAATTACAAATGATAAACTTCAGTTTGATTTTATAGTGAAAGATGATAGTATATTAAAGTTAGAAAGTAATGTAGCTACTTTTTCATTAATTCCTACTGGTAATGTTAATATAAAAATTGTTTATGAAAATCAACCACCTATTGTAGGTGATAAGACTATACAACTATAATGGCATATATACTAAAACAAAGTGATTTTGTAACAGAAACTACTCCTATTTATTTAGACCCTGAAGGTAACAAACCTTACATGGTAAAGATAGAAGTATTGCCTAATTTTGGAATTTTAAAATTTAATAATGCAAATGTAGTTGTAGGTCAAATATTAAATTATGAAAGAGATATAGGAAACGGAAGATTAGTATATGAAAAAGATGAGACTAAGTTTGCAGGATATAATACAGAATTAAATTTTAGAGTATCAGATAAAGGTTCTAGATTATTTAGTAATATTGGTACAATAACGTTTAAAGTACCAGAACAAAAACTTCCACCAACAGTAGATGATAATCAAGATAATTTAATCAATAATAAATATACACATGAGTTAGCTAATTTTATTAAAAATTATTCTGATTCTAACTCAAATCCTTATTTGAAATTAGCTATAGAATCGTTGCCTGGTGTAGGAGTATTAGAATATAATAATGTACTTGTTAATGTGGATGATGAATTTTTACTAACTAATTCAAATAAACTTATATACAACTTATCTGATAATTATGTAATAGATGATGGAATATTATATAAGTATGATGATGATATAGATAACATAATACTTCAATACGAAGCTGCGGATTACTTCTTAGCCAGTAATAATAATGGTATATTAACTTTTAAAAAGCATCAAGCTGAATACCTATCAAAGGTTATAAAAGGAGAAGTGATAAATAATTATGCACTTGAGTTTACATTTACTGTTATTGAAGATTCTATTTATAATTTGAAAAGTAATGTAGCAATATTTGGACTAATTCCAGTTGGAAGTTTGAATGTAG